GCAAGTGGTAATGATTACCTATTTTACGCTTTTAGTCCTATCGCAGGCTATAGTGCGTTTGGCACTTATGTTGGTGATGCATCATTAAAACCATTCATCTATACCGGAATGAGGCCTAAATTTGTCATGATTAAGTGTACTAACAATACCTCCTATGGATACTGGTTCATGTTTGACACCGAACGTAGCACCTTTAATGTGGTTTCTGATGAGGCCGCACTTGCGGCTAACTTGAATGAAGAAGAAGGTCTTTCAAGTTGGAACAGTAACGGACCAGGAAATAATGCTTTGGACATTTTGTCAAACGGTTTCAAAATGAAATTAAATAGCACTAACGGTTTGAATAATACTGGTGATACTTATCTATGGGCAGCATTCGCTGAGCATCCCTTTAATAACTCCCGAGCACGCTAACCACTTTATGAAGTGACCACTTGAACCTCTCTGAGATATCAGAGGGGTTTATTATTGCCTCATACATACAGACAGCCTATGAAGTATTCAGGACTAGAGAAGTTAATCTTCATTGCATCCTTCTTCTGGGTTATGAACTGGGGTGTCCGTGTGACACAGGTGGGTATCAATGCACTTGGTTGAGTTTGAGAACTGCAGAACCCTTGCACACGGTGTTGTTCAGTGGTTTTTAAGTACATATATCCCTGAAGCTTTATTCTTCCTTGTAGTCGAAGAGAAAGACCTCTCAGAGGAGGGTGTAGAGGGGTGGTGTATGAGAGAAACAGAGAATGAGTTCTTGATACAAATCAATGAATGTATTGAAGATCCATACACATATAAGAGAGTATTGTGTCATGAACTATGGCATATGTACCAGTATTACAATGATCTACCTCGTGATGAAGAAGAAACATTAAGACAGGAATGGTTGCTACTTAACAAGTATCATCAGAATGACTAGAATTAGGTTTGTCACCTTTAATCGAGATTGCGCAAGGACTTATTGGGAGGATTTATGAACTATGATGAGACTTGGGAAGCTATGAGCAACCTTGAAGACTCTTTCAATCGAATCATTGCATTAGAGACAATGTTGGAAGATCTTCAGAAAGCTGTGGACAACGACGATAAACAAGAGATCATTGACACAGTTCATTGTTGTAATGCATTCATGCCTGTGTTTATCAGACAATATCAAGATGCATCAAATCGAGCATGGAACAAAACAGTGAGACAATTGAAACCAACTCGTCCTGAACCACTATATGAGGAAATCAAAAAAGGTTTGGAAGAAAACGACGATCTTATGTGGCATCCTGTATAATGACATCGAGAACTGAACTCCACATGGCTATGGAACACCTGATGCAGTGTCGTCAGATACTGAGTGACAATGAGTGGAGACACTACCTTGAACAACACTTAGCTCCAGCTTATCATGAGTTAGAACGACAACTCTCCAACCTATCTGAGAAATAAATATTCTCAGACTTGACCTTTATCGGTAACTATCATGTCTAATCCTCGTATGAGGGATCCCTCTGACCCTCTCTATGACCCCACTGACAAGTACAATGAGTACAAGGTAGATCTTCATTGTAATGAAGAACACACCGAAGATGAGTGGGATCCTAATACAGAAGGTAAACTTTCTGATCCAGCAGAACGTCATCGTGATAAACTATTGGATGACTTCTGTGATACTCACCCCGGTTCCCCTATGTGCAAGGTATTCGACGAATGAATCAGAAACAGAAAGATGCTCTCGGATTACTGATTGAGAGTATACACAAACCTGATGCAAAACTTCGTGGTTGTGCATACAATCAGGATTGTTATGATGAACTTCTTGAGTGGAGAAAAAAGATTCTGGAAATGCTTTATGAATACGAACGAACAGGAACTGGCAAAAGTATGGTGGGAAATGGAAGAGATTGAACCTCTGACTCCCATCCCATCTCGTTATGAATCAAATGAAATTCCTACTACAGTACGACAAACCAAAGAAGAAGGGGTTCTCTAAACAGAGTGTTACATTCTATGACATCCGTGATGCCATGCTCTGGGAGCGGCATATACTGGAGGAAGGTTGTAAGAACCCTGTCATCCGACCTCTTTGATCATGGAACTCTTCTTTCACAAGGAACCTGAGGGTTATGAGTATTACATTGACTCATTCAATGCCAGCACTAAACGTATCTGGATTATCAACAATACCAGAGACTTTGTATACAAAGAGGGTAAGGGTCAACCACGTTCAGTGTGGGGGTTCTACAAACCCAAGTCCAACAAATATTATGCACCTATCAATCACAAGAAGATAGGTAAGGAGGTTGACATTCGTAACACAACTCCTTATTCTGCGATGCAGTTGAACTACAACCCGTTGGAGATGGCATTGTATGGAAACTCGTAAGGATCGTATGGCAAACCCATACGTGCCCAAACTACATGATTATGTGAAATATCATTGTAACAACATGACCCATGAGGGATGGGTATACTATGCAGACCATGAAACTATATCAATCGAACTTGGTGTTAAAGACAAACCAAAATGTCAGTATACTAAGACAAACAAACACGAAAAAACTCATATACTTCTAGTCTGTCCTGTCTTTGAGTGGCATAAGCTAGAGTATGTCAAATCAAGGAGAGGTTTCCACGATGGATCCATCAGAAATAGAACTGAACACGACGAGTAAGATGTTTGCATACGAGAAGTTTGCAAGACAAATCGATCAAATCGATGATCTTGACACTCTTCGTGGTATTGCAAAAACTCAACTCAAGTTATACCTCAAACAACAAGAAGTTGTTGGAAGTATGGCAAACATGTGATACATACATTATCTGAATTTTAATCATGAAGAGAACATTATTTGCCTTGGCACTTCTTGTTGGTGGTATGGTTCCTGTGGCTGCCACACCCTACGGTGTTGAAGCTGACTTTACAGAGAATCCAATTACTGAGAATGAATATTATACTTTTCATTCAATGGGATGTATGTTACTTCAGGAGTGTACGGCAGGTGTTGTAGAGATTACTTCTGAACAAGACCTCAAAGACTATTACAACGGTTACAAAAACCTACCACAGGAGTTCAGAGACCTCCTGGTGACCTTCAAACAGATTGGTATCAAGGTATATTTGGCACCTGAGAGATACTTCGACAGGAATACTCGTGGTATCTACCATACTGTGTCCAATAATTTCTATTTGAATGACAAATTCATGCAGAAACCACACATTTTGATGTCTGTGATTCGTCACGAGGGATGGCATGCAGCACAGGATTGTATGGCCGGAAGTATTGACAACACTTTCATCGCAGTGATCAAGAATGACAAGGACATTCCACAACTGTGGAAGGATATGGCAGCTGATATCTACCCACCTACCGTGTTACCTTGGGAACAAGAGGCCACCTGGGCAGGACGTGAGGAAGGGATGACACTAGAGGCACTACGAGCATGTGCAAGTCCTACTCCAATGTGGGAAATCTTGGAACCAACTCCACTCACACGTCAGTTCTTGGAAAATGAGGGATATATCAAATGATTCTAGCAGATGTGCTGTTGTGGGTGTCAGTCCCATTTGTCTTAGTTACACTCTTCTACGGAACGAAGGGTGGATATTATGATACTGACAAATATGATGGCAATGGAACAGCACACCCTGTTAAATTTGAGGAGAACACATGTCCACGAAGAGAGACAGTCGGAACAAAATAATTTTAGTGTCACTGATCTTTGTGACAGGTTGGTTAGGGTCATTCTATGTGATTGCCAACACTAGAGAGACACCTAGACGACAAGGTTCGATATGTATCAAACACACTGCAAGATCAGTGACTTGTTATTGGGAGAACGGAGATGTGGAGGATTTGGGCGTACGCATTAGGTCGTAAAGAGGGTAGGAATCAACAGGATGCTGACCGTATTGCCATCATCCGTACACTTATCATGGTTCAATTGATTATCACTAACTTCTTTATTATTGCAGGTAATGTAAAAACATTATTCTTCACACCCACACAACCAGTTCCAGAACTGTCACACAAGGACACCAAATCTGGGGTTTCAACCTATATAATTGATAGGTAATCACACAGGTTCCTCATGTCTCCTCTAGCTTACGCTCAAAAGACACGTTATCGTGTCACTTTGGACATCGAAGTTTATGAAGACTTTGACCCGTTCAATGTAGATTTTGCTAAACTTCTCGACATTCAAGGTAATGAAACTTGCCAAGCCTATGTTGAGGATCTGACCAATCCGACTCATTGGTGATACTAAATAATATTTGGTATTGAATGAGAATGATGAACTTTCAGGACTTCATGGAAGCTAAGGCGTTAGACCCTAGTCTTGCTGGAGGTGCCAGTATTAGACAGACTGGTGCTGGTGGTCGTAAGTATCCTGAGAGAAAGAAGAGTGAAGGGGAGAGAAAGAGAATGAAGGCTGTCGGTGGGGGCAAGATGGTTCCTGCCGATAGTTACAAAGATAGAAAAGACATTGGTGCAACCAAGGCACGTTCTGAGAGAGAACAACAACCTGAGAAAGAGAGAGGTAGTGCTAAACTCTCTGCTAAAGAAGCACAACGTAAGGCTTATCTTGAGAGAAAGGCAAGAGAGTCAGGTGGTAAGGGACCAACCACTGCCAAAAGTAAAGAGAAGGCAGCAACTGAGTTGTTGAAGAAGAAGACCACTAAGAGTGTTTCACCTGATTACAAACCTCAGGCGGCGTCTGGTAAGACTAGAGCAGAGAGAGATAAGATTCGTGGTGATGGTGAGAGAATGTTGAAAGGTATCTTCAAGGACCAGGAGACTGCACGATATAAGAAAGAAACAGGTCAGAACCCTGATGCTAAAGGAAGAACAAAGATTCTGGGTAGAGTCAACGCAAGAATGAAATAATATGGTATAATAAGAGGGTTAAAACCCTCTTTTTTTATGAAACGAATTTGTAAAAAGTCTGCCACGATCACTCTGAAGGGTGGACGAGACTTTCATAAGACAATTAAACTTGTTGAGGGTAAAGTTGTTGTGCAATCCAAACTTGATGAGATGACTACACGACAAATCAACGAATATACTGAAGAAGTATTTGATTCAAATGATTTGTCATTCTTGACACTGGAGGACAAGAAGTTTTATAATAAGAATAAGAAAGACCCTGATATGCAATGGGCACTTGATATTCTTCATGGCTGATCAACCAACTAACTCAAACATATTGACACCGAAACCACCTAAAAATGGTTTCGTTGTTGGCAATTGGGGTGACCCAGAGATGTATGCCTGTGTGCCTATGGGTAACAAACTGTGTATCATATACCATGGAGAACAATTAAAAATATGTAATAATGAAGAGAGTGCTAGAAACTTTATAAAAAAGCACAAAAAGCGTAGAAAAAGATAATATTACTCACCTCCAAAGTGCTCTATCATTGATTGAACAACATCATGACTACTTCATTTAATTCTGACAAGTCCTACCGTGAGTTTCGTTCTGAAACTCTTCGTGAACTTCAGACACTTCAGAAGACCTGGCGTAAACAGGATCTCTCCTTCACTGTTGAACAACAGAAAAGATATGACCAGTTGACCGCATTCCGTCGTCAACAAGTTCGTAACTTTTATACTGATGATCAGGTCTGGATTGGTCCATCTAAAGCTGGTCAACCTCTTGACGAAAAAGAAGAGGCCTGATAAAATGATACTAAAGAAAGTATGTTCACTTCAAACTAAAAGTGAATGTTGGACCTATGACGGTCAAATCCTCCTGACTAATTGGCAAGTTGCCTTTCTTGGTCGGGAGAACAAACTACCCTACATTTCTGACAAAAATGAGTTGCAATCTTCGTAAACAAACCCTAGATGCACTTCGGTCTGAGGCCGAAGGTACAATCGCCAAGGCACGGGTCAATATTGAAGTTTATCTCCACAATCCTGTGGGTATTGGTGAACATCCAGACGTATTATCTGCTATTCAAGATCAATTAGACGTGATCGCTGAACAACAGGAAAGAATTGAAGTTCTTAACACATTTCCAGAAGATCATCCTGAATAAAGTTACTCACCTCTAAACTGCCCCACTAGTGTAAGACCTCTCACATTATGCCAAACACCCATCAACAACACCCAGAAGACACCATTCTTTCAGGTGACCTTCGTGTGATTCGTGACCTCTATTCTCGTGGCCATGTATCACTCAAGATTGATGGTGCTCCGGCTATTGTGTGGGGTCACTATCAGGGTCGGTTCTTTGTATGTACCAAAGCGGCATTCAACAAGAAAAAGATTCGTCTTTGTTACGATACTCACGACATCAACACACACTTTGGCCATCAAGAAGATGTAGCCAACATGTTGTTCTTGATGTTGAAGTTCCTTGATCGTGACCAGTTCCCTGGTGTGTATCAGGGTGACTTCATGGGTTTCGGTGGTACTGACACCTTCAAGACTAACACTCTGACCTATGTTTTCCCTGAGGTTGTATCACAGAAACTGGTGATCGCACCTCACACTGTCTACACTGTCAGTGGCAAATTGTCTGACTCTGTTGGTTCTCCCCTGACTGAGTTGTTTGTTGATGATGATCACATCAAATGGTGTCAACCCTCTGTTGATTTCGTCTATCAAGACATCGAGGCACCTAAGATTGACCTGTCCAATGTCAATTTCATGACTCCTAAAGAGTCTTTCGTGGCACAACAACAGATCAACTCACTGATCGCCTCCGGTCAAATGATTGAGGATCGTGATCTCAACTGGATCCTTGGTGATATATACTTGGCCAACCTTTATCAGTTGGTGACTGACTTGAAGGACGATCTCATGTCCTCCATGATTGTTCATGACGCACCTAAGACTTATCTCCCCAACGGTTATGAGGTTGTAGGTGAAGGTTTCGTGTTCTATTCTGAGTCTGGTCGTGTCTACAAACTTGTAGATCGTCCCGTCTTCAGTTACACTAATTTCACCGAGGGTAAGTTCAATTAAACTTACTCACCCCTAAACTGCCCCATTACTGAATCCCCCCCACTACCACAATGAACAAACTTATGGAAGCTCAAGTCGATGAGATGGGTGAGTATCTATTCTCTCGTTTCATGGAGTTCGTAGAGAAAGAAGATGTGGAGACATCTAAAGCAATCATGGATGAGTGGATTGTTGACGGTCAAGACCCCGAAGATGGTGGTGTTGAGTTCATTTTCTTTAAGGTTTGATCATATGAACATCTTCTCAAAAGTTGCAACAACTCTCGTTGGTGCAACTCTTTTATTCACGCCTAGTATCAAAGCTGAAACACATGAAGATCATCTCACGTTGTGGGATGCACTTGAGGAGAATGGCATTGTTGTTATTATTAACGAACCAGAGTTCTGTAACGAAGAAGATATTGATGGGTTCTACATTCCCAATGCAAATGTATTAGGTATCTGTCAGGACGGTAGAAAGATCCTGACTAATTCTGAAGTTGAGTGGACATCAAATGATTATGATACACTCAGACATGAAGCACAACATGCAGTTCAAGATTGTCTCTCAGGAAAGGATAATGGCCAGAGTCGATTACTCTTTCAAGATAAAGATAAGTTCATGCACTTCATCACTAATACTCTGAAAGCAGAACACATCGAAAATATCATTGACACGTACAGACAGAGAGGTGCCAGTGATGAGATTATTCGTATGGAGTTGGAGGCTTTTGCTGTAGCCTCACTCAATAATCCTCTTTCTATCGCTAACGGAGTGAATGAACTATGTGAAGGTAATGGAAGGTATATTCGTAAAGATTAAAGTTACTCACCTCCAAAGTGCTCCATCTATGTAATTCACACTTCACTCCAATGGGTACTCGTTCACGTATCGGCACTCGACTCTCTGATGGTTCTATTCTTTCTGCGTATCACCATTACGATGGTTATCCTAGTTGGCTTGGCCGTCAATTGAGAGATCACTACAACACAACAGAAAAAGCTACTGAACTCATTGATGGTGGTGACATGAGTGTATGTTACTCCAAAGAAACTTGGGGAGCTAAAGCACTCTATCAAACCATTGTTTCACCTGATGGTTCTACTCGTCAAGAGTTAGTTCGTAATGAAGACGGATCTATTAAGTATGATATTCAGAAGGAAGTTCCTTCTCCAATGTATTACTCAGAACGTGGTGAGACTGGTGTTGAACCTCGTCTAGATTCTGACATCTTTGAGTTCTTGTCAAACGGTGAAGAATACGCCTATGTCTGGGAGAATGGTTCATGGACGGCGTATGACCTTCATCAATTTGAAGATGGTCTTGAACCTGAAGTTGTCTCGATTCCTGAGGGTAACTGACACAAACTGAGGTGGGTGATATTGTTACTCACCTCTAAAGTGCCCTACTTGTGTAAGACACTTCTAAAACTATGATTCACTACCTCGTCAAATGTCCTTCTGATCCTTATGAGAACACCGATTGTTTCGGTGATCTCGACAGGGCTTGGGATTTATGTTACAATCTGGCCGAAGAGTACGGTCACGCTGAAGTCGTATACTACGATATCAAAGGCAACTGTCACCTCGTCGGTGATTACAATCTTGGATGAGTATTATGGCATTACACCCTTTTACAATCCAACTCTGTTTCTTTCTATTGATGGCATTCATTATCATTAGAGAGGCTCCACCTCCACCGGGTGTTTAAGTTACTCACCTCTAAACTGCTCCACTAGTGTAACCACTGATTTATTATGACTCTCACTCAAACCAAAACTGAATTCCTGACTGAAGCAATGATTGAACAAGTGAATAACATTTGGAAGGTTAATTCTCTTGAGAACAATCGTAACTTCCATGATATTCTCACTTATGAAGTGGCTAAGAAGTATATTAAAGTCTATCGTCTAGAAACTTACAATGGTAAGATTCGTGAGGGTCGTTCAGTCTTCATGTTCATCGATAAAGAATCAGGTGCTGTATACAAACCAGCATCTTACAAGGCACCAGCTAAAGGAATTCGATTCTTCATTGAATCATTGGCTGAGAATCCTGAAGTCGTAGATCCTTACGGTTCGTTTCTTTATGTTCGGTGAGTTATTGTTACTCACCTCTAAAGTGCCCCACCTGTGTAAGACCACTTCACCACTATGTTCCAACTACAACTCAAAATAAAAGGATACTGGACTAATTCAGTATATCACCCAATGGAAGAATCTAAGATCACAAAGATCATGAATTCCCTGTCTGATTCATATCCTGACATTGATTATCGTATCGTTCCTGTTTCAAACTGATTATCATGTTTCAACAACAAAAAGCACTTCATCTCTTACGTGATGGATTCAAACAAGACTTCGCAGTCAAAGTATTTGAATCAGAGAAGTTTTCTGAATTACTGATGGAATTGTCATCAGATTTCGTTGAGGAAAATATTCCTATCGTTGATGAAGAACTTCAACTAGAGATGGCACTTCTTCTTTGTGAGAGTGTCAAGTTGGGTAATTTCTAATGATTAAAGTTACTCACCTCTAAAGTGCCCTACTTGTGTAACACCACTTTTTCATTATGGCATTTCTAAACTGGATACAAGAAGCAAAAGGTTCAAAGGTTGAAGATGAGTTTGGCATGGTTTATGTCATCACAGGTGGTAAACTATTGGCAGACTCACCGATGTGGCCTATGATTGAACTGACTGATGATATGGGTCGAATTCTCTTCACGACTCTTGATCGTTTCTCTGAACTCATCTCTGTAGGTTGATTATGTTTCCTTTCTCTTCTATTTCTGAATCAACATTGGCAGGTCACACTTCGACCTTCTTCAGAGTATCTTCTCAACATGAAGATGAGTGGGTAAATGGTATTTTTCACAATTCACCTTATGGTATCTTTCGTCTAGGACTTGACAAAGGTATCACTAAACTCGAACTTATTTCCTCTGGTTTGAATACACCTAAGTTTCGTAAAACCAAATGTGGAGATGAACTTGAGGCACTTCAAAAGATTAGAAAATGGATGGACAAGTTCTAGTATACTCACTCATCATTCAGACCTCTCACAGACGATTCTGAAGGGTTTACACGGTGATATTGTTACTCACCTCTAAACTGCTCCACTTGTATAACCACACTACCAACATGAACAACAAACTAAAACACCATCTCTCAATCCCCGAGAATCGAATCAACTATTGTTTTCACTTTCTTGACAACTATAATGATACTTTTGTTGACTATAAAAAGTGTTATGACAAGATCGCAGAATGGTCCGATAAACTTGACACTTCCGAGGCACATTTCTGAATAATAAAGTTACTCACCTCTAAACTGCTTCACTATTGTAAGACCACTTTCACCGACATGAACAACACCACACAAAGAGAACAACTTATGGAGGACATTGATCTAATCGTTGATTGTTTTGATCGTGATACAGAAAGCAATGATGAGTTAGTTCTCAGACTATGTGACGCAGTTATCAAAAACTACCCGGTTGAAAATCATGTTTGAATGGATCGTCACTCTTTCCAAAGGTGGAAGACACATCAAAGTAAATGTATTCGCAGAGAGTACACAAAGAGCATACAGACAGGCAGAATCGTTATATCCTAATACAAGGGCACTCAACGCAAGGGAGGTTCGATGAATTACGAAATCACTCATCTCTTAAACACACAACTCTCAACACCATTAGTCTATCAACTTCAACCAATTATTTCAGCCTATCGACCACACGATCAACCACCAACAAAAGAACAACTTGACCCACACGATAAGAAAGAGATTGAATCACCTTTATCAAAAGAAAATATTCTAGACACGTACAAAGCGATTAAGTATAATCAAGACTTGCAATATCTAAAGAAGAAGAGAGAGTATAATCACAAATGGAAAGGTTATAGGACATGGTACAATTTGTAAAAGTAA